TTCATTTGAAAGAGGAGTTGGCTGAACAGGCATAGGCGCTCCATCTGTCGGGTCGTAAGGAATAGCTACTCCAGGTTGAGCCCATCTTTCTTCAAAATCTTTCATATCAACACTACCTTCAGGAACAAGTATTTTAGTGTTTGTACTTGTAGTAGCATGAGCTATTATCAAAGAGCGTGTTTTATTTATATACTCTTGTAATCCTTTTACCATTCTAACATCAGAAACAGGGTAAGGAGTTCTAGTATGTATATTCATAATAGGCACTATAGGATATTTATCTAAAGGTAAAATCCTTGAATATAATTTTGTATCGCCTATAATTACACATTGTTTGACCTTTTTACTAGTAATCCTTACAACTTGTATTTGTTTTTGCATTATTAAGTCTTGAAAGGTTATTTCTTTAAATTGAATTTCTTTAGGCTTTACAGACTCTATTGCTTCCATGTCCATTCCAGCCTCTTCCATTTCTCCAATCTCTTTAGTATAATTCTGCATAGCTTGGTCAATTAATTGCTGATGTAACATTTTAGCCTTTTGAGGGTCTGTTATAAGCTGGCCTTCTAAAATAAATGCAGGTTTCTTAACATACTCTGCATAAGCTTTCTCATCTAACAAATCTTCAGTACCACTAAATTTTTCAAAAATCCGATATTCTGTAACATCTACTTTATAATATCTTTCATAGCCTCTTATGTAATCCTGATTGTCTAGTCTGCCAACATCTTCTGGAAAAGTGACTTCTCCGTCGTCTTCTCTTTGAGTTGCAGGAGCATTCCAATCATTACTCCAATTACCAGCTCCAGCATTTTCAATCTTCTCTTCATACATAGGCCACAGCTTTTTAGCTTGGTCTTTTGTAAATAACCTTGATATAATTATATTCTCAGCATCGTCAAAGTACCTACTTCTAGCATTAGGGTCTACATAAACATCTAAAGGGTCTATGTCATGGAAACAAACCTCACCTTTTCCCATATCCATCATAGGGTCTTGATATACGTGAATAAACCCAATGCCCATCACATAGTAGTCATCTACTGCTTGTCTAACAACAGACCTTCCATCTGATACGTCATACATGTATGCCAATAAATTACTCATAACTTGAGCAACTTTATTATCTGAATCTTCTCTTGGGGCACATCTAAAGCTAGGGCGATTAGCTGTTAACATCGCTTTAGCTGATTCTACAGCAGGATGTATTCTATTTATTACAATAGGAGCTTGTCCTCTGGATTCTAAAGTTTCCCTCTGCTCTTTAGACCATTGTCTACCCAATCTAAACTCTTTATCTTCTTTTGCGTGTTGAGCCCAGTTATCTCTTTTTGATGAATATTTCTGATACAAATCATGAGTTTCATCAACTATGTCTTTAGCATTGTCTAAATTGTCTTTTTTATTATATGCCATCTGCTTAATTTACCACTTATATTGTCATCCAATCAAGGAATTTCTTATCTTTTTTCCAATCCTCTTCTGGAACTCTTTCAAAATCCTTTCTTCTGCAAGGTTTTGCTCCATCTAAAGCTGTCCATATCGCATCCATTATATCATCATGTTTTCCTTTGGGATATGACAGAAATTCTCCTTGCGCGTGTGTGTCTTCTGCTCTAAAATAAAATTGCCCTTTAGCCAATAAAGGAACCAAAGAAAGCAACCTTTCTGATTTAGAATTTCTAGGCTTGACACCTGCTTCTAATCCTGGTATATATAAGTTCTCCTCCCTCATTATCTCCCTTACAGCTGTTCGTAAAGCTTCTTGATACCCCACTGTCTCAACCTTGACTCTACGAGGTTTATACTTCTTATAAGCATCAATTATTAATTGAGGTTGTTCTGCTGGAGAAACCCTTTTTCTGGTTATATCCATAATATACTTATTATTTTCGTTATCAATTGCCAAAGTAGCAATAACAAAATAGTCAGCCCTAGCAGACAAAGAACTTGCAGGGTCAACCCCAGTATATAATTCAACAGGCTTAATCTTTTCATTCTCCTTTTCTCCGTAATTTTGTACTAAACAATTTTGCCCTTGTATTCTTTTATATTCCCAATTATGTATTTTAATCCAAGCAGGTTGAAATGGAGCATCATCAGGAGATTGAGCTATATTCATATACTCCTGGAAAAAACCATTTATGTTCCCAACTGATTTAAATTCTTCTTTTATACTTAAAATTCTTTCCCTAGGGAATCTTTCAGGCCATATGCTCTTTTCATCATCATCCCATATAGAAAACCACAACACGTTCCAAGCACTTGACTCTTTTGCCCAGCATAAAAAACAATCCTCTGATATAACCGTTCCAATCATAGCTATTTTACCATCATCTGATAAAGAAGGTATAACTGCTTCTGTCAACCACTTTCTATTTTTAGCTCTTGCTTCTGGAGTAAAAGCATTTAATTCTGACTCAAAGTCATCTACTATAATTAAGTTAGGACGAGTATCGCCTTGTAAGAAACCTCTAACTCTTTGACCTGTTCCAACCGCTACCATTCTAGCTCCATTCGCTAGTATAATATCTGTGTGTGTCCATCTAGTAGCAGTTTCAGGCCCCAAGTCTCCAAATATTTGTTTAAATTGAGTGCTAAATGTCAAATGATATTTGATTCTAGATAAGAAGTTAATAGACTGAGCTTGTGACTCCGATATAATAACTATAAATAAATCTTCATTAGATTTTTTAAATGCTGCTTTCCATAAAGGATAAATAAGCGTAGTTACTGTAGACTTAGCTGTTCCCCTTGGGGCAGCTATTAATACTCTCTTTTTTTCATCACTTGCTAAATCTTTATAGATATTAGTATGAAATGGAGGAGTAGTCTTTTTTAAAGCAGTTGGAAAACAATGCTTTCCAAATAAAGCCATATTATTCTTAAGTTTCTTTAGAGCTTGTAATTGCTCGTATTTTTCTTCATAATCCACTATTTAGTTTTCCAAAAGTCTCTGTCAAATTTATTCAATCTTTTCAAATTTTCATCTAAATCCCAACCCTTTTTTGAAAATATTTCTTCTTTTAATTGTTCTTTTAACTTGTGATGAGTATCGTAATTTTGGTCGTAAATATACCTCTTTTTCATATCTTTTATTTCTTTTTTTGTAAAGACCTTATTCATTTCTGTAAATGCTTCATCAGAAGATTCTAACCCCTTGATTGCCTTGTCTCTAACTTCCTTTGCTCCTTTTAATACATTTTCAGGAGCATTTTTTAAAGCTTGTTTAGAAGCAGCATCTCCACCAAAAAATCCAAATATATCTAACATTTTATCATCGAATTCTTTCTTCAGAATTTGAGCATATTCATTATCTGTTAAATCTAAAATTTTACCAAATTTATTTTTAATTAATCCTGCAGCTCCTAATCCATACATACCTAAACCACTGCCATATAAAGCAGCATTTCCATAATCACCTTTTGCTGCATAAATACCAGCATTTATTAAATCAGCTGGTTCTCCTACACCTGGAATCATCCCAATTCTTCCCAAAAGACCTTGTAGTCCAGAAAGACTTCCAGCGTCTTCAGGTCTGTTTGTATACTTATCAACGTACTCATCAGCACTTGCTCCAGTATAATCTGGAGTAATAAATTCAGGTTTTATATTTTTTTCATAACTCATTATTGTAAAAACATTAAAAGAACTGTTCTCCCTTTATCTGATTCTTCTACCATATGCCATTGGTCGCTTGAATGGACAATAGCATTTAAATAATGTTCATTTTGTGTATATTCTTTATTAGGTTCTTTATATTTAAATAAACCCTTACTTGACTTTTTTAATAAAATACTAATTCCATAGTTACACCACTGCATATGTCCATTCGTTCCAGTATCTATATGCCAATTATGTCCATCTTTTCCCGCTTCTACTACACAATAGCTTGGAGGGTGGTAGTTTCTTTTCCCAATAGTATCTTCCAACTTAGACAAGACGTTCATTATCTTCTCGCTTTTAAAGTCTTTTCTTCCTGGAGTTAAGCTTTCTGCTACTTCTTTTGATATAATATTTTTAATCAAGGCTCTAATCTTCTAACCTTTCTATTAATCCCATAGATGTCAAAGGAGCTACTCCCCAAGCTTTATCTAAAACATTCTTTATTGATTCCCCTTTGCCTGCAACAGCTTTAATTTCACGCAATTCGCTGCTACTATTTCGTAATGATTTAGGAATTCCCCTTATCTCAGTTAATCTTGCACTTATCTCATCAGGATTTGAATGATATAACAAATTGTCAATTTCGTATAATTTTTCTATTACCTTATCTGATGTATTTTTATGTTTGTTTATTAAATCTTCGAATGCTTTACTGCCTACTTTACCATGTATAATCTCATCATCAAGTTGTTTATACAACTTATTTAAATCATTCCACTCTCTCAATAACTTCATTAATCCTTTAGGAACTTTGAAATCTGCATCTCTAAAAGGCATATAGCCAAATTCATCTATCTGTTTATTAAAATGATGAACCCATTCATTATTAGCATAGAGACCACCTTTTATACTTTGTAGTTTTGCAAGTAAATCTCCAGGAGCATTTTCTAAAATATTATTTAAACTTCTTCCTTTGAACCAATCACCTTTAGAAAGTGTATTCGTATCAACATGAGGCATATAATGACGAATAGCATAACGATGAGAAGTAAATTTACTTTGCAGAGCATGTTTAAGTTCATGAGCGCCTGTTGAAAGCCTGTCCATTAAACTTGTATCTGGGAAAGTCTTATCCGATACTTTTACTCTCCTTGTCATATAATCAAAATCTTTTAAATCAGGAATAATTTCATTAGTTCTAAGCTTGTTACTACGCAATACCCTTGCCTTCATAATTTTAGTATTACTAGCAAAATCTCCCATAAGGTCAGCGGGTATGTCATCGTCTATGTCTAAACCATGTTTTTTCCTCCAATTTCTCTCTGCCTGACTTTTTATTTTACTTAACTTCATCCCTGTTTGTTGAGAGCCTAAATAGGGTTTCTTTTCATCAAGTATCATTGTAAATTTATCTGCCCCACCTTTGAATTGCATATCCTTATCTATTGTTTGAAAGTACTTTTGCTTTAGTCTAGTTTTTAATTCCAAAGGAATATCTTCATCTATTTCCGCTAAATCTTTATTCAGTCTGTCAATTTCATTATTTACACGCGTTATACGGTGGTCAGGTGCGAAACCTCTATCTAACTCTTTTTGCAAAGTATCACGTTTCGCTTTTAAGGCTAATCTCGTATTATCTATCCATCTTGCAAAGCCTTCATCAGTCATAACATCCCTACGTAAAACCTGTTGAGAACCCTTTTTAATGGCACCTGGAACTTTAGACAGTACTTTGCCTAAATGTAATTTGCTAAGTAATCCCCCTAACAACTTCTATTCCTCCGTTACTGTAGTTTTTGTAGCTATAAGTTTATCTTCAGTTTCTCTTAATTCATCTATAAGCTTAGTATTGCTAGTAGCCTCTATTTGCTCTGTTGTCTTAATTAAGTGCTTATCTTTCATTCCGTGCATATCTTGAAGATTGTCTACAGCTCTCATTAAATTGGTAACATCACCTTTAGCCCTGGCTGTTTTTATAGTATCTTCTAATAATTGTAGAGTATACTCCTCTGTTAAGCCATGTTCTTTTAGCAATGATTGTAATTCATCTCTTACCATATCTTTAAATTTCTCCTTCTTCATTCTTCTCTTCCACATAATCCTTTGATTATTAGTTGGATTGTTTAGAACGTGTTCTATTGCTTTATCATAATCCATGGTTTGTGCATATACCATAGCTAAATTCTTCATCTTCTGTCCATTAGACAAGACTTCCCATTGAGTCTTTCCCGAAATGGTCGTATTAGACTTGCGACCACTCGCCTTGAAACTAACAGAATCATACTTAGGATTAAAAAAAGTGTAGCCATAAGGATAGCGAACATAAACGCTGGTAGGCTTATAAACGGACTTGGAGATGACTTTAGCCACGTAGTTGTCGTCCGATATCCCATATTCCCCTTCATCTGCTTCTCTCCAGTATTTATAAACAAGATTCTTGTTATCTGCCTCTTCTTTTTTTAGAATAACATACGTTGTAGGCCTTTCATCGCCTTTATGATGTATATCTATAGTATACACTTATTAATTGCCCTTTTTGGGCTTTCTACCTTTTAATATTTGCATTTCTATTTCTGCTTCAGCATCTTTAATCATTTCGGATTCTTTAAGCCCTTTATTTTTGCGTTCTATTTCTTTAAGAGACTTCCAATAATCTTCAGGAAGTACTTCGCTAGGGTTATATTGCCTAAAAGCATCTGCTCCTTGCTCATTTGTTACTCTTTCTAACATTTCTTCAGAAGATTCTCCCCATTTAAAACCTTGCTTTTTTTTCAAAGTCATCCAATATTGATTCCAATTTCTTTGAGCTAATCTTTCTGCATCATCAGGCTTTGCCCCCATAAAACGTCCTGCCATTCTACGAAGAACGTCATCGGGAACATCTGAATTTGTTATTTTGGGACCAGTTCTATAATTTAAATCATTTATACCTGAAATTTTATAAAAAGAATCTTTTAAAAGTGTTCCTAATTTACCATCTTTATATCTTTTTGCAATACGTAATAAATAATTGCCAGGTTCATTTTGTGCAAATTCTTTAAAATTTTCCACCCAAAAATGTCCTGAAGTGTTAGCTCCTGAACGTTTCCATAATTGTGTAACAGTTCTAGCTAAAGCTTTACCCATTTTAAGTACATTAGCCATTAATTAACCTCTCCAATCTTTATCCCAAATACTAGCATCCCATGCATTATAATCAGTTTTTGCTTCGGTTTCTTGCTTTGTGAATGCAGATTCAGCTCTATCGGCATCTAACATCGTTTGTTCGACTAAATCCATTGCTGCATTAGTAGCATCTTTAGGTTTTTTAGCGTTCATCTCATGTTCACCTGGAATATTGATAATCTCGTCAACCCTTCGTGTTGTAGCTTCGTCTGGGTCTGTGTGGTGAAACTTATAATATGCATCCTTTCTAGCCTGCATATCTCCTCCACCTACTCTCCTTAAGAAATCATCAGAACCTTTTTGTGCAAATATATTAGCAAAAAACATAGAATCAGCTTGTTCATCATCCCATTCCATAGGATTATCGCTTATAGCAGAAATAACATCTTGTCCAAATCCCATATTAGCCATTCTATTTTTACCAGTAGTAACTGAATCGTCTGTAAATTGATATACGCCTTTAGCAGATGTAGTACCTGCTGCGGCCTTAGGATTATTGTCAGACTCTATATGTCTAACTTGTCTTGAAAAGTCCATTATATTCTTTGACCATTCATCTCTTTGGTCTTCAGGAATCTGAAGTCTATTCATTTGAGTTTCTAAAAACTTATTATAAGCCACGACTATCCCTTTCCAAACATTTGATATGTATAAGAAGGTCCTTTCATTAATTCTTGACCCATTTCCTTCATGCCAAACTTATCGTCACCTTCTCCACCAAAAGCTGCGGCTAATAAATCTTTATTCTCAATACCTTCTGAACTATCCTTGAGTCCACCTGACTTCTCTCCTGTCTCCTTTCCTAGGTCTATTTTATCCTCTTTCTTAACAACCGCAGATATAGGGTCAACTGGGTCAACTGTGTAAGGAACAAAAGTTCCATCTGCCTGCATACCTGGCTTAGGAATAGGATTGCCATTCTCATCAAGCTCTTCTTCTTCTTCTTCCTCATTTTTTGTAGCTAAATCTAAAAGACTAGTTTCATTTTCAGATTGGTCTTCCCAACTTGTTCTAGATTGTTCCTGCCAATCAGAACCAGTTCTTTGAGTATGGTCTACACTCCATATATCATTTTCCATATATTCTCCTAATACATTCCATTAACACCTACATTAGATGTTTGTTTGTTTTGTAATTCTTCTTCCTCTATGCCTCTAATAAGCTCATTTTGAAGATAATCAGAGCCTGCACTTCTATAATCTTGATTAAAGTATGATTCTGGACCAGATTCAACTAAAGGAGTACTAGTTTTTCCTTTATCTTCTCCTGCATCCATTATAACATTATCCCACGAAGTTACAGTATCATCTTCTATAGAAGTAGCTGGGTTTTCTGCTCTCCTGTTTGCAATAGATTGCCGTGCTCTTAATTGAGCTGGCTCATTCTGCCAAGCTGTACGTTTAGTAACTTCTGGATTCTCTAGTTGTGTGCTCCTCCAATCCTGCATAGCTCTCATCCAATCACCTGAACCAAACTTATAATCCTTTAATTTAGGCCTTGCAAAGCCTTGATTTGCTAATTCTCGCCTATATCTAGGGTCTAATATTGCTTTACCTTGTCCAGCTCTATCTATGGCTCTTTGCCATCTCTTATAGTTTTTTTGGTCCCAATCACCATAACCACCTAATTGCCAAGTATCATCAGCAGGAACACCAGGAGCTCCATCTTGAGGGGTATCTTCTGGTCCAGGAGTAACAAAAGCGCCCAGCCCTATAGGCGAACGACCCTCCAAGACATCAATAGGTACTTCAGCTTGCTTATAACCAGGGGTCATCATAGCCGCTTCTCTCATTTCTTGTGAAGTAGGAGTCCTACCCCAACTACCTTCAAGCATTTCATCCATCATATTGCCTGATTTTCGATTAAATTCACTTACAGCTTGGTTTCCAACATTATACCAGTAATCTTCATTATCTGGATTATTAGCCCCAACCTGCGTATTATACATAATTTTTTTAGACATCCCTTCTCCTAGGTATATATTGCTTAAAAACTGGCTAAATAACGTATTTTAGCCCCAAATATCATTATAATATACGAATACTTAAGTATACTATACAAACAATTCTTTGTCTTTGTCTTAAATACACTAGTATACTACTAGGTATACTTACTTAAGTATACTAAATATACACAAAAAAAAATATTTTCAAAGCCTTTTTTTTCTTATCGACGAGAAAAAGTCCATTTTTGAAAAATTAGGTTGAGAATGGGTGTGTGGGATATAACACAAGCGGGTCGCCAGCAAATTTCGCCCCATAGGGGGCAGCTCGGGTTGAAATTTGACTGTGGTAGCAGTAAAGCATTGCTACCACATTCTGTGCGACTCGCTTGCTTGTATCCCCTTAACACCTTGCGGTGTTTTGCGAAATATCGCATTTTTATTTATTTAATTATACAAAAGGAGTATATAATGAAAGAAAGAAAAAAGGCTCTATTTGCTTTAAGAACTTTTATCAACGACTTAGTTGGGCAATCTAATTTTGTCGTTGCTAAAAGTAATAAAGCATTTCGCATATTTGCAGTCCAAACAGCTCTTCCACAGATTGAATTATTGAAAACTATGGCTCAATCTGTGAATCCTGATTGGACTGCTTTCCCACAAAAATCTGATGCAGGCTATATTAATGCGATTTATGTGGGAAAAGCCAAATCAAGAGTTGTAACTGATGAAGATGTAGATAATATGGACATCAGTTAAACTATTGGATTTGTCTTTCGCTCTCGCTTCCGCATT